CAGTGACGGGAAGATTTAGTTACTCTAATCCCAACCTTCAACAAATTCCTGCTCGTAACAAAGACTTAGGGCCATTGATCAGATCCCTCTTTATTCCTGAGTCTGGTTGCGAGTGGGGATGCTTTGACTACAGTCAACAAGAACCAAGATTAGTAGTGCATTATGCATCCCTAGATCAAGATACAAGCGTCTTTGGTGTTAAAGATTCTTACCTACAAGATGATGCAGACTTCCATACTATAGTTGCTAAGATGGCAGACATACCTAGAGATCAAGCAAAAACAATTAATCTAGGTTTATTTTATGGCATGGGTAAAGCAAAACTACAAGCAGAGTTAGGTGTATCTAAAGATAAAGCTGAAGAACTATTTACAATTTATCATGAGAGAGTCCCATTTGTAAAAACTTTAATGAATTCTGTATCTAACAGAGCACAACAACGAGGTCAAATTAGAACTTTATTAGGTAGACTTTGTAGGTTTCACTTATGGGAACCAAGTCAATTTGGTATACATAAAGCGTTGCCGTTTGGTGAAGCAAGACAAGAATATGGTGCTAGTATCAGAAGAGCATATACTTATAAAGCTTTGAATAAATTAATACAAGGATCAGCCGCAGACATGACTAAAAAGTCTATGTTAGAGTTGTATAAAGAGGGCATTGTTGCACATATACAAGTGCACGATGAACTAGATATATCTGTAGAAGATGATATAAAAGCTAAACGTATAAAAGAGATTATGGAATCCGCAGTTGAATTAGAGATACCAAACAAAGTGGATTATGAGTCTGGTAAGAACTGGGGAGAAATAAGATGAGGATTGACTATGGCTTATTTAAATGCAAATATACCTGCAACATATGCACAAATAAGAAGGGAGTATTTACATGACTGTAAAAAACATCATGGAGAAGTCGAAGACTGCATTATTTTCGGTGTTACATCTATTGCTGGGAGCGCTTTATTATTCCATGCGATTATGGAGAATGGGGCTATCTTTTATCGTCTCCCGATATCTGCCTTCATACAGAGAGGTTTTAGACCGGAAAGTGTTCCTGAACGTAGATTGGATGAACTTCAGCTTTGGAATTGTTTTAGCTATTATCCTGCTGTTACTAGTTGGGATATAATACAAGGCACCTCTGGAAAATACATAGGAAAAGACAAGAAATGGCATCATGGTAAATATTTATTTACTGTTGACTTTGCACATCCAGAGAGTAACATATTAGACACTGAACACTCAGAAATACCGCACGAACATAAGTGCGCTCACATACTTGCCTTAGATGATGGCAACTATGCAGCTCAACCTAATAATAGATTAATATGGGATTTACCATCTTTTACAGTAAAAGATGAAATTCCTAAATGGAAAGTGCAAACAAATGAGTGGAACGTAGAGGACACTGGTAAATGGAAGACGGCAGATACTGACGACTTCTTTTATGAGATTGAGGAGAAAAAAGATGATTAAAAAATTTATAAGAAGATGGATATTAAGACCAATAAAAAGAATAAAAGATAGGTTTTGGAAGTGAGTTTAAATAAATTTTGTGATGAATGTTACCACCCGTGTCATTGCGGAGAGGATAACAATATGCATGCAGATGAATACGGAGTGTGTACTTGTGAAGGTTGCAAATGTGAAAACGCGGAAGTTAAAGAGGAAAATGAGGTATAGAGCTGTTGAAAACAACTATTACTTCACAGGGGTTTTAATATGTTTAATGCTCCTATTAGCCTACTGCGGTGGCCCTGCTCATGCAGGATCTACACAAACTAATACCTCTGGCTCTAATACGGCCATAGAAGGCGGATATACATCAACTGCCACAACAACGTATCAATCTGGTTCTAGCTCTAACAGCACCACAACAAATACTACAAATTCTAATATTAGATCAGCACCACCTAGTGCAGGCGCACCATCATACAATAGCATGACACAGGATGTTTGTGCAGTTGGTATATCTGCGGGTATTCAAACATTTGGTGTTGGTGTCTCTGGTGGTAAACATGCAATAGATAAAAATTGTGAAAGATTAAAACTAGCTAGAATATTAAATGACTTTGGCATGAAGGTTGCAGCCGTTGCAATACTTTGTCAGGATGAAAGAGTGTTTGAGTCTATGATTCAAGCAGGAACACCATGTCCGATAGATGGTAAGATAGGAAAAGAGGCAGAGGCACTATGGGCAAAGTATGATCATGAAAGACCTGATTATGACACTTATGTAAAACGTATGAAAAATAGAAAAAAAATTGATGATGAAGAAGCAAGACTCATGGAAGAAGAGTTTGAAAAAATAGAAGCTGAAAAAGAAAGAGCAGAGTATCTTGAAAAATTAAAAGATTGGAAAGGCCCTAGATAATGAAAATAAATGAAAACACGTCTGTAAGTATGCCTGTTAAAAACATGCTTGCAATAATAGCAGGTGTTGTGGCAGGTGTGATTGGTTATACTGAAATTACAGGTAGACTAACTTCACTAGAAACTTCAAGAGAATTAATGTTAAATGATTTATTAAAAGCATCAGATCAAAAGCCGATCGATCAGGAACAATTTTTGATCCAGGAATCACTCGCATCTGATTTAGAAAAAACAATTACAAGAGTAGATGAAATGATGCACAACGGAGTTAACATACAAAGAATGATAAAAGATATTGATAGACTTCGTAC